AAAGCTTGATCAAAGTCTTTCTTATGATTAGTAACATGCTTTATAGTATCAGACAGCTTCTCTCTCTTCTGCTGCTTACTCTTTTCTGTCTTAACCTTATCTATCTCTTTCTGACCCTTATTAGTTATATGCTTGATGTATCCTTCAGTAGAAGGATCTCCGCCCTTACGAACCATGTCGTTGACGTGCGCTTCTAAGTCTATCTCATGTCCTTTAAGCTTATCCAGAGAGTCTGGCTTCATGCGACGATATACTTCTTTCGCTTTGCCCATTGCTTCGTGATACTTCTGTTGCTCTTTTGGCGAGTAGTTTGAAGCGTCTGCTTTTAGACTAGGATCTATGTTATGAACGTCGGGATGATGCTTAAAGTTTTCCCTATCTACGTTTGGAGTAGCATGCATCTTTTCTAAGTCGCCCCTGCCTTCGTACTTAGTATGAACTACTACACCGAGCTTAGAGTGACGAATAGCCTGACCGTGAGCGGAGTCTTCGGGAGTAGTATAAGTGATTGTATTAGGAGTAAAGCTTAAGTTCTTTCCGTGTTTCTTTATATCTTCTTTAGTATGCATCAAGTCTCCCTGATACACGCCGCCCTTGGGTGTTATCTTTGGAAGGTGCTTCAAAGAAGCTTTTAGCTTGTCTACCAAACCCGAAGCATGACCGTGGTTTGCTTCTATATCTTTGTCCGTGTAGTTGATCTTCGGGTTCTTATTGAACGCCGACTTTGTACCGACGAAGAACTTTCCGTTCTTTGGATGATAGCCGAAGACCACTGAAGGAGCGCCGTCGTACTTAGTACTAATCTTGGTAGAAGACTTCTTTCCTAGAAGCTTATCATGTGTGTCGTCAAGAACGTCTGCCGCTTTCTTCACTCCCTCGTTTCCCGAATGAATGACATGATCTTCGACGTGAGTCAAGTGTTTAAGTTTCTTACCCTCGTCTTCACTTTCGGCTTGTTCCGTCAGGAATCCTGCAAATCTCTTCATGAATCTTCTTTGATCCTCTTTCGCTCGTCTGGAGAGTAGAAAGCCATACCCCCGTGCTCAGACCGGTCATTGAACTTATTAGCTACCGTCTTATTTACTTCTGTATCTCCGGCTTCTTTGTCGTGTTGAACATGATGAGCCACCAGCTTCACGTCGGGATGATGCTTCTTTAAGCTTAAGAAATGCGTAAGATTTTCCTGTGAGTCGTCGTACAGATGAACCTCGTGATACCCGTGCTGCTTTATCAGGTTAGAGACTATCTTCTTCTTTCTCTCGGCCGGTGTTCCTTTATCCAAGTTTCCAGCTCTACGAACATGAACCTTGTCGATGTCTATGCCGTGCTTCTTTAAGTGATGGCCGAACTTCTCTTTGTCGTCCATGTCAGCGCGAGCAGTAAGGATCTCGACGTGAGGATTTCGCCGATGAATGTTCTTAAGGCGCTTGATCATCTTGCGGATAGGATGAGCAGACTTGGCGAAGACGTCGGCCGATTTAAACTCCGAGAAGTCGTAGTGATGATTAGGCTCGAGCTTGTGATTATTAAACTGGACGTTTGTGAGCGACTTTACTCGTTTACCGTCGGAATTATTCACATGAATCTTTGCTTCAGTCTTTGGATCTGGGTAGTGGAACAGAGTCTCATCCATGTCAAAAACATGAAGAATTTTTCGTTTCTGTTCAAATAAGAGTTCTGATAATGTTAGCATTATGCAAAGCAACCTATGCTAAGTCTATCTTTAAGAATATCTACGGATTTACCATCTACCGGTGCTATATTATAAGGTGATTTTTTTGCAGCAGGAATACTAAACTGCATTTCAAATGTAAACTGATAATTACCTGAGCCCTTATATTGTACTCTCGCTCTCCATGTAGCTTTTGCTGAAGAACCAAATAATGGCACACCCGGCAATTTTAATGGATTACTCGAACCCATGAGATAAAAACCGTGAGTACCTACATTGACATAATACGTACTCTTTTTGTTGTAATATTGCTCAATTTTAGAAGCCGGAATTTCTCCTTTTACATCAGGAAAAGTCTTGAGATCTCTCTCATACATTTTCTTTTTATCTTTACCAATAGTCAGTTTCCATTTTTCATCTTGATATTGTTTTTCACGTTTATATGGTTTGTCTTTCCATTTTTTTGATAGTTGATCAAAGAGTTTAACTTCTTTTGCTAATTCTGCAATGAAAAGCTTTTCTTTATCGTTTTTGTCAATATCATTAAACATCCATTTATTAGTATCAAAGTTATATTTAATGACGAGAGATCCTGCAGAAGCGGCGGTTATCTTGAGCTCGCAGCCACTTTTTCGACCTTTATGTTCAAGTATAAGATCGGGTTGATCGTGTGAAGCACCGGCAGGAGTAAATGAACTCGGAACAATTTTTAGCTTTTTGAGAAGCCCTGCAGCATTCTGCTCATATACAAATCCCTGTTGTGCCGCCATTATTATCTCTTTGTTGTTTACACTATTTATTCAAATAAAAAGGGAGACCTTTCGGTCTCCCCTAATACAAAAATCATCGGACTGGGCCGGGCGGAACCCCACCGTTAACCCCAGCTATTCCTGTCTATAGTATAACACGTTGCCTCTTGCGCTGCAGCACAATACCAGTCCATCAGTGGGTTTATTTATACGAAATTTTCTTCGACCTGAGAAAAAAAGTAGGCGTGAAACCGTCGAACCCCCCTCCGCTGTTCAGGAATAGCTCGAAGTCTTTACCAGTCTCTGGCTTAACGTCTGACACTACTACTTGATTAGTAGCATTCTCGACGACCTGACACTTCTTACCCTTGACCACCATCTCATAGTTTAACATTATTTGAATCCTTCAAAAGCCGACTTATTAAACTTCTTATTACCCATAGATCTAGAGAAGTCTTGCTGCCCAAACTCTGTCTTATCCATGACCGGGCCATCTAGCAAGTCTTCTTGAGCTTCCTGTTCACAGTCGTATAGTTTCATTTTGGAACGATCAATCCCAACGATAAACCTACGATTAGTCCCAATATCAGAATAACGGTTCTTGAGCTGCTTAACCATGATCTGATTGAGGTTATCCAGTTCTTCGGTCGAGATGAGTGCAAACATAAGATCAGCTGTGGCTGGGAGTCCGAAGGATTCTGACGTATTTTCCAGTCCCACGTCGCTGCTCGTATATCCTTCTCTATTTGTTTGAGTCGCAGAGACGATAGGTACATCGTATTCCACGGCAAGTCCTCTAAGCTCTTCTGCGATCGCTTTGATATAGGTATAAGAATTGACGTTGGCTCCATGCTTGATCCTTGAGCTAGCGCAGATATTGAGATAGTCGATGTAGATGATGTCTGGTACGAAGTTCTTCTTGATCTTTAGCTCTTCTAGCAAGTGTCTAAAGTTGGCCGAACCAGCGCAGGACGTGGGGTACTCTTTGATGATAAGTCTACCCTTAGTCTTAGATTTAAGCCGCTCGATCTTGGCTTCGTAGCTCTCTTTAGGCATGGTCGTCAGACTATCGATAGTGACGTCCATCATGTTGGCGTCTATACGCTCTGCGATCCTCTCCTCTGCCATCTCGAGAGTGATATACAATACATTCTTTCCGTCTATAAGATTATGAGAAGCGCAGTGACACATGAACAGAGACTTGCCTACGCCGGTACCCGCTAGAGCGATGTTAAGAGTCTTGCGAGACAACCCTCCCTTGGTGATCTTATTAAAGTATTCGAGATCGAACGATATCTTATACTCTTTACGATGATAGAATTCGTATCGAGATTCAGAATCGTCTAGGAAATCATGGCCGATACTAGTATCGAAACTTACTGCTAGCGCGTCGGACAGAAGCTTGGGAATCATTCCCGTAGTTACTGCTCCAGACTTATCGTCTATGATCTGAATAGATTTTAGTATGGCTCCATGAATAGCTCTCTCTTGACAGAACTTCTCGGTCTTCTCTACCAGCCAGTCAAACTCGGTCGTGCTGTCTATAGACATCTCTTCTATGATGTCTCTGCATTCTTTGAAAGTATCCTCAGAGATACCCGTCTTATTCGACAGGTCTATAGCTAGAGCTTCCTTGTTAGGAAATCCGTTGTACTTCTTGACGTACTCGTCTATGAGCGAGAATATAGTCCTGCTAGATCGATCTTGAAAGTATTCTCCCTTGATGAAGGGTATTACTTTTCTTCCGAAATCCTCGTTTAAGACGAGGTTCGATAGTACGACTTTATCGAAAGACATCAAGTCTCCTTAGATGGATTAAGCTTCGTCCTTGAAGATAGTGCCAGTACCGAGCTGGTACTTATTTGTAATGTACTCGGCGAAGTCTGTCTCGGCAAATATCTTAGTCCAGAACTCGCCGTTGTCTACGATCTCGCTGGCTCTCATATTAGGCTCTAGTAGTTCTCCGGTCTTCCTATCTACCAGCGCGTACCAGCCGTTCTTCGGCTTAGCTAAATACTTGCCGTCTAGAGCAAGATCCATGAGTCCGGACCAACGATTGATGCCGCCGTTAAAAGACACGGTGATAGGAATCTTGCTCTTTTCTTTCACGTAGCGTGACTTTTCGATATTGATCACGAAGTGATAACCCTGGATCTCTGTGCCGTCTTTTTCCTGTTGACGACCAAGGATCCAGATATTATCTGATCCGTAGTAGGAACCAGTACCGCCACCGACGATGTCTCTGGGATAGAGCCCGATCTCTTTGTACGTATGATTAACTACGACTGCAGGAACGTCTTTAAGAGTGAGGTGAGGGGTCACCATCCTGAACAGCGATTTCAACTGCTTGGCACGAGACATGTCTGCCACCGATTTTTGATCGAGAGCGTCTTCTACTTCTTTCTTAGAAGCTAGGTTACCGATAGAGTCTATCACGATCATGACTCTATCACCTCGCTCGATGTTCTTAAGCTGAGTCATGATGTCAAACTTCAACTCTTCGACGTCGGTGATAGGAGTATGAATCACAGAGTCGAAGGGTATACCGAACGTATTAAAGTAAGACTGAGGAGTACCAAACTCCGAATCATAGAAAAGGATCATGCCGTCGGGATACTTATTAAGAAAAGCCGCAGCCATAAGAAGAGCGAATCCGGTTTTGAAGTGCTTCGAGGGGCCGGCCAACATCGTCAAGCCGGGTGTCAACCCGCCGTCGATAGCTCCAGAAAGAGCCACGTTGATCATAGGAACGGAAGTAGTGACTACGTCCTTCTTCGTATAGATCTTCGACTCAGTAAGAGTAGAAGTCATGTCTATAGTGGAGTTCTTGATGAGTTTATCTTTAAGCGACATAGTATCTCCTTGTTAACATCGTATTATAATATACATGCATTAGATTGTAAACTACTTTAATCGAAAAAGCTTTCTATACTGGCTTTATTATCTATCTTCCACCCAATGATATCGACTATCGAAGATATTGGATCCAAGAAAGACTTTTCGAACTGTGTATCACGATCGATGTAGCTGTCTAGACCGAACTCTTTTGGTAAGAAGTTTGGAGCAGAGATCACTCTATCTCTTATAGGATTCGGAAGCTTTAGATAGACAAACTTAATCTTATCTCCATCGCCGATAGGAATGATATTCTTCAGACGATGCTTAGAGATCAGGCTATTGAATATCAGAGCTCCCTTTACATGAATAGGAGTACCCTTCTTATATAAGTTAGAAGCGTCTCTGTATTCCTTTATTCCGTTCATTCCTCTAGGAAAGGCTACGTCTTCAAAAGAGAGAGTATCAAACTTTTTCCTGAACTCGACGATGTACGACCGAAGATCTTCTGAAGAACCGTTCATCATGATAGTGATAGCTTTATTGATGGCGTCTCTACATACGTTGGGGGTGGAAGACCTAACCGCCTCGATGCCCTGTATCTTAAGAGAAGGTTCTTTGTACTCTACACCCTCTACGTTAAGAGCGTTCATCATATACATCTTTTTAGCTTTCCAGATAGCCTTGTTCGCTATCGTCTCACGCTTCATCTGCATCTTTTGGGCGCGGGCATTCATCATCTTGGCTAGAGAAGCATAAGACTTATCCATATAAGGCTTGATCTTCTCTTTAGCGAACCTATCGATGATACGACATATCTCATGATCGGTCTTGTCTTTAATAGTAGATTCCACGAGAGGACCCATATCTACGTAGATAGAGTCAGTGTCAGAAGCTATGATATAATCCACATCTTCTGTCTGCATGAGTTTATTCATGAATGTGTTCATGTCTTTCTCGATCCATCGAATAGATAGCTGACCAGACATGGTAATAGCTTCTGCATGATTAAAGTTAAACCATCTAAAGTACTGATTAGCTAGAGCACCGTAAGCTGAATTAAGCTGAATCTTTTTTGCCAACTGAAGGTTGTGATACCTTGATACTAATTTTTTTGCTTCTGGATCTTTAGTTTTCTCGTACTCTATCTTAGCTTCGATCATTTTATCTTTATAAAGTGATCGATCGTTATACATCTTCTCCATAAGAGCCGGCAAGAAGCCTTGTTTTTCTTTGCTATACTTGCAACCATTGGCCGCGCATGTGACTTCATCGTCGTCGAGGCTCCATTCTCCATCTAATAGACTTTCTATAGCAGGTATGCCGGTTCTACCAACAAAAGTCTCTGGAGAGATGTTGTACTGCATTATAAGATGCGGATAGAGACTGTTAAGATCAAACGAGACTACCCATTTATGCATCCCTACTCTGGGATCTTTAACGTAGCCACCCACCAAAGTACTGAAAGACTTATGATTCTCCATAGGAGAGACGACGATATTATCTCTCATGAGATAGTTATGAATGATAGTATCCCATGACCTGACTGTCGTTAAAGTATCGATAAAGTTAACTTTTGCGTCATAGGCTAAAGCCATTACCTGCTCTATGAGCTTAAGCTTATCGTCTAGCTTATCTACTAGTACGCAGTCGTGAATATTATACTCGATAAACTTTCGAAAGTCGTTCTTGTATAGATTATGAAGAGAGCCCTGTTCTTTATAATCTATCTTCTTCTCGCCAAGCTCTTCATAACAGATGTAGTTTAGAGAGTAGCTCTCATGATTCTTAAAACTAAACTTTCTATATAACTGATAGTAGTCTAATATAGACACACCAAATAGAGTATAGCTAACGTTCTCTTTGCCACGAAACTCCATGATTCTTTTATCGATCATCTTCCACGGAGAAAGCTTCTTAGCTTCGGCTTCACCCATGACACGTGTAATTCGATTGACCAGGTACGGGATGTCGAATAGCTCGATGTACCAGCCAGTGACTATGTCTGGTCGCCAGGCATTAGAGTTCCATATCTTTAAGAACTTGGTTATTAAGTCGACTTCATCTTCGCACTTGACGTAGTAGATGTTAGGGTCGTCGGTATGAAAGTCACCGTAACTAAACACAGCGCTCTTATTCTTTTTACGAAGAGTAATGGCTGTTAGTTCCTGTGAAGCGCTGTCTACGTCAGGGAATCCGTTCTCGGAATCACACTCGATATCCAGAGTTACTACAGATACCTTAAACGGATCGAACTCTATCTCTCCAGGAAACCTGTCGTTGATATAGACGTAAGCATAGTTAGTATTTCCGTAGATAGGAAATTGTTCTACATCTTTATACCGTTCTACAAAATCACGAGCAGCTCTAACATTTTCAAAATCTATCTTTGATACTGATCTGCCGTCGATGGTCTTATATTCTTTACCTCTCTTATCGAGAGCGAATAAGTAGGGCTTATATTCCTCTACGTCTTGAAACGCTAGACCCTTATCATAGCCACGCGTGTATATCTTATTGCCACGAAGAAAAAAGTTCGTGTAAAAAGCCAATAGTCACCTCATAAAGAAATTGAGAGGGAGCTGAAGCTCCCTCTCATTATTGTCTAACCTCTCAAACGGAGACGTTGTTCATTGTATTGAATAGTCTTCAAACGTCTCTCTAAGTCGGCCACGTCCGTAGCCTGTGAAAGATAATGTGTTTCCATTGTATAACTGTTTATGCTAGAAATAAACTTCAATATCTTATTGAAGAAGTTAGACATCTTTCTTTTTTCCTTCGGTAAGGAATTTCTTTCCCGTCTTCTCTTCAGCAGAGTCCGAGATATCGATCTTCTTAGGTTTCTTATGTTCTGGAATAATATGTTCAAGCCAGATCTTGAGAAGCCCGTTGATCATCTCGGCGTTACGAATCTCGACGTTATCGGCGAGAGTAAATGAGCGACTAAAAGGACGATCAGAGATTCCTTTATGAAGGAAAGTTTGGTCGACGCCGTCTGCGATGGCAGTGTCAAGCGTCGTCTTGCCGTTAATTACGAGTTTACTGTCTTCGAGAGTAAGCTCGATGTCCTGCTTACTGAAACCCGCTACGGCCATCTCTAAGACGTATTTGTTGTCTTCAACTTTCTTTAGGTTAAAGGGCGGGTAAGAAGTAGCAGTTTTAGTGATATGCTCCATGGTCTCGTGCACACGATCTGCAAACTTATCGAGACCGATGAAGTGCTTGGACCACTTATCCAAGTCAGCAAAAGTGTGGTCTAGGCGCCACATTCCGTCTTTATTCATATTACCTCCTGTTAGGCAAGGTTGTTAAAAGATACCCCCGTCATCGGGCAGTACCAGTATTATATAGTGGTTCTATACGTGTTTGTAAACGGCTTAGTGTAACTTTTTTTGAAATGTTTCTGCGGCTACTACGTAGACTGTAGCATCGTATCTATCCATCAATATGATAGGAGTCATTTCTGCTTCTTTAAAAGCTTTTACTTTATCTAGAATCTTAGTAAAATTATTCTCTTCTCCGCCCATGTAATATGCTGCGGAATATACTGCTTCTTCTGGAATTACGTATAATTCTTCTATAGTCTTAAGATCTTTCATCATAATATTTATATAAATAGGTGTATGTTCACACTTATATTATCCCTTCTGAAACCTTATCTAACTAAAATTCTTGTCGGCTTAGCAGTGTTAGTCGCCGTAGTCGGACTATATTTTTCGTGGAAAAAGGCTATAGAAGCACAGGCGACTCTCAAGTATAATCAAAAACAACTAGAACAGATCCAGAAAGATCAACAAGATTTTCTTAAGAAGATGCAAGAGATTGCCGATATACAGAATAATCTCGTTGAAGATCTTAAAAAGTCTAACGCCGTCGTAGAAAAGAAGACTGCTGATATCATCACTTATCTAAATTCGGATGCTGCTAAGAAGTCTAATCGACCGGCTTCTGAACTGCTTAAACAAACTATTAGAGATCTTCAATGAAGAAGATACTTCTCATAGTTTCTTTGTCATTATTGACTGGCTGCGGAGATAGCTCTCCGACAACTTTCATCACTAAAGAAAAGCCGATACTAGTTCAGCCCAGCAACGATCTGCTCGTCTGTCCAGTCATAGATCAACTCCCAGATCCTTCTAAGCTTACTGAAATTGACGTAGCTGAACTAATAACCAAATTATATTCCAATAACATTACGTGTAAAAACAGTATCGACGAGATCAAGAAGTTTTACGTCGAAGCTAAAAAGAAGCTTCCACAATAGGAGTCGAAACGACTCTAGTCATCCCTATAACGGGATTAGTCTTGATCTTAGCGATAAAAGCTGCCACGTCAGCCATATTAGAAAAACGACGTGTACGAAATTCGGCGGTCTTGTTCTCATCCTTTATCATATAAGAGACTTTGATCTTAGCGATAGAACGGGACATGGCTCTCTCCTTGTTACATGTTCATAATACCATGATAACAAGGCGTTGTAAACTACTTTTTTACTTTCTTAATCATACGAAGAGCGTCAGTTTCTCCGTAGTACTTATCGTACCTGCCGAACTGCTTGTATCCTAAAGACTCGTAGAGGCCGAGCGCGACTTTGTTGGTCTCGTCTACTTCTAAGATTAGATTAGAAGCTTCTGACTCTTTCTCTAGATACTTCAATAACTTCTTAGAGAGACCCTTTCCTCTATAGTCTTTATGTACGGCTACGCTATATATTCTTCTATTACCGATACGAGTAAGAGGTGATAAGATAGCGTAACCGACGGATTTTTCTTTTATCTCTATCACTAGAGATAGGTTATGTCTGATATGATACTTGAACTTATTCTTATCAAAACATAGCTGTCGAGTGAACGAAGTTTCTTCTATCTCTATGAGATCGGACACGTCTTCTATCGTAGCTCTTCGTATTTTTACTCTCATGACTTGTTCATCTTAGCCATGAGCATACTCTTCTGTTCGCTTCCAGAAGAAGATCCGAAATAGTAAGAGACCACCGAAGTAGCCACTCCTCCTATCCAACCGATCGCCAAGTTAACAAACTCCATATTAGGCTTCTGCTCGAAAGGATAGAAAGTAACAAGACCTATGTAAGAAAAGAACGACAAGATAGTTAGTACTGCTATGAAACGAGGAGTCCAGTCTCTTACTACTTCTTCTCTGTTTCTGGCGCTGTCTCTATCACCGGCGTGTATAGCAGCCAAGTCTACGTCTAGCTTCTTCATGTCGACCAAGAAATCGTCTTCTACTTCTTTGATCTTTACTAGCTGATCTTGTGAAGCAGACATTATCGCTTTAGACAGCTCTTCTGAAGTAGCGTCTGGTTTACCTAGAAGCACGGTAGAAAGTTTGGTCGCTACTATGCCACCAAGCGGACCGCCTATAGCCTGACCTATAGTCGGGACTACTGCTTTTAATACTTCTACCGCGCCTTTAAGAAGATCCATAAGAATACCTAGCTGTTAAGCTAGGTATTTATTAAAGTTAAAGTATTCTTGTCTACTACTCCAGAAGGAGATAAGCCATGATCGTGTTGAAAAGTCTTTACTACTGCTTCAGACTGTGATCCAAAGAGACCGTCGACCGTTATATTATAACCCTTCTTCTGTAATGCAGATTGAAAGCTTGTTACGTGTGCTAAGGGCAGTATTCCTTGCGGTTTCTCATAGAGACTCTTATAATGAAGAAGTAACGAGTATCTCGCATCATACCCGTTAAGTCCACCGTTTATTCTTTCAGTTATAGCCCTGCAATCATCCGCATCTGCGTATCTGTTAAGATCATGAATTCGCCAAAAATATAAAGCAGATTTTACTGCTATCTCTGGAAATGCTGCAGACACAGGTTCGTTTAATATATCGTGACCTATAGCGTCGCCTATAATCTTATAGTTAAACCTGCCTGTTACTTGAAATATACCACGGCCTTTATACCTAGGACCGTCGCCGGCTTCGACGTTTCCTAGATCAGACCTGTATTCGTATTCTTGTCCGGAAGCGTATTCCGTTAGCGTCCTGAAGTACGCAGTTTCTTCCGATGCCTGGGCAAAAAAATGACACTCTCTAATAGGAGTGTCAAGGCCGTATGTAGCTGAGTTCTTGAGAAATTCTTTTACTACTCCTGAGACTATATCGCCATTAGAAGAAGGACATATGATTTTTATTAGATCTGCGTTGATCATTAGTTAGGACTCATCTTTTGAATTTCATATTGTACTGGAGGTACATTAATATCTGGAATTTTGGGAGAAAAGTATTGAGGTGAATCGTACGGTGTGGTATCTGTAATCAAAGTAACAAGCTCTGGTTCTAGTCGAAGAGTTTTAGTTTTAATCTCTTTCACAGAGTAGTCGACCATGATTGGAGATACAGTTATTGTTTTTTCTTTATACAGATTGATAGCAGAAATAGGAGCTACTTTAGAATCTGGAATATTAACTTTTATAGGTAAAACCGTGATTATCAAATTACTTGCTTGCAAAGGATCTGCGCCTTGAAGCGGGCCCGCGCCCTGTAGTGGTCCGGCACCCTGTAGAGGGCCGAATCCTTGAAGCGGCCCGATATCAAGTATCGGGTTCTGCGCAAGAACTTGTACAGGAACAAGAGACAGTAATAATGCTATGATATTTTTGTTCATTATATATTTATAATGGTCGGAGCGGCAGGATTCGAACCTGCGACCCTCTGGTCCCAAACCAGATGCGCTACCGGCCTGCGCTACGCTCCGGGAAATGGTGCCGGGGGAGAGGATCGAACTCCCGACCTTGGCTTTACAAAAGCCCTGCACTCCCGCTGTGCTACCCCGGCTGGCTCCATCTCTAGGGATCGAACCTAGGACCGGACAATTAACAGTTGTCTGCTCTACCGCTGAGCTAAGATGGAAAAAGAAAGCGCGACTTACGAGTTCATCACTCTGCGCGCTCGATCTCTACTCTCTATATATACTGCTTTTAGACAGTTAGACCAGCAGCATCAGCACCAAGTAGCGCGAAACCAGCAGCGATGAGCTGCCGCGTCGGCTTACCCATACGATACTTCGTATACGTCTGGCCAAGGCTATTCGTAACTTCATTAGCATAGATAGCATAGCCATCCTTGCGAAGGAAATTAATCATCGCCGACGGATTGCGAACGCCGAAACGGTGCGAGATCTGACTAGCAGTAAATTCCGAACCATTCTGAAAGGAACGAACGAGCTTAGCCTTCTGAGTATTGGTAGTCATATTTGTCTTTTCCTATATTGTATCAGCCGATCATATCGATCAGCCTTTCATTACTATCCACTGTACGTACTCGCTTGTCGGGATAGCGCGACTTAAGCGACTTCATCTCGAGGAGAATCCTCTGAGAATTGTTATCAAGATAGATCATGTCTCGCCAGAGACCACCGTCTTGAAGCTGAATCTTTACTTGCTCGATCATAAAGTAATTATACCATCGATAAGCATCGTTGTACATGCCTAAATTACTGTGATTTTTACTCCGGACTCTGCAAAGATGATCTTAGATGTGTTCCACGAGTCTTCCCACTGAGTCCCGTTAGCTCGATCATGAGTCTCTTTAGATATCACCACACGCTTTATACCCGACTGAGAGATTCCCTTGGCACACTCGTGACATACTGGAAGTCCGGTAACATACATAGTAGAATCTCTTAGAGAGACTCCGACGAGAGAAGCGTTGTATATGCAGTTCATCTCGGCATGAATGACGAACTTGAGCTTAGTAGCTCGATCTGCGTATCGTTCTGGTGTATCTCGAACGTACCTGGGAAAGCCGTTGTATCCTTGAGACAGTACTTGACCGTCCCTACCGACAGCGATAGCTCCTACTTTAGTAGAGTCTTTAGACCAAGAAGCTATGGTACTAGACAGATCTAAGTAGCGTCGATCCCACTTCATGTCATGTAGCTAAGAGCGTTCTTTACTTCTTGCTCTATCTGACAAAGAGAGTCTATAAATTTATCTTCTTTAACTCGAAGTCGTCTAAGCTCGACGGCTGCTTCTTCTAGAAGATGTCCGAGTTCTGTAAAGTGCTGATCGATCATTTGATTGTTCTGTGCTTCGTAGAGAAGTCTGTCGACTATATCCATGATATTTCCTGTTATAGTGGCTGAGGGACCTGGGTTCGAACCAGGACTAACCGGGTCAAAGCCGATGGTTCTACCGTTAAACTATCCCTCATTATTGGTACCCGCTGCCGGACTCGAACCGGCACGACCTCACGGTCTCGAGATTTTAAGTCTCGTATGTCTACCGATTCCATCAAGCGGGCATCTAAATTAATTAAATAATGTGTCTTTTTTAGACTATCGCATAGATATCAACATTTTAGTATGAGTCATTGATAATTTTATTCTCTACTCTCATTTTTGGGGTGAGCCGGGGGTTCGAACCCCTCCCTTCAGAATCACAATCTGATATGCTACCAACTACACCATGCCCACAAAATTTGGTAGTCGTGGTGGGACTCGAACCCACTGAAGAACAGTCATCTACTGCTAAAGGCTTTATAAGGGCCTCCCCGGTACCCACCGTCACGACCATAAAAGCATTATATCACATGTTTAGGCGTATGTAAACTACTATTTTGTCTGTTCCATTAATAGTTTATAGCCGTCCCAGCTAGGATGAATATGATCCGCCTGCAGTCTAGGGATCTCTAGGACAAAATCTTTGTACTGTCCCGCTACTTCTCTAACGATGCTCTGAATAGTGACTACGCTGACGCCCGAATCCGGAGCCGTGCCGGCCGGCAAGATCCAGAAAACACGTTTAGCGATGACTCTCTCTCGCATCTTCTTAAGTTCTGTTCTAGTGTCTATTCCTCGGTAGTCGTTAGTAGAAAGACTTATGATCACTGTATCGGCGTCTAGGCGTACCTGAGACCAACCCCTGTTCCACTGATAAGAGTTGATACCTCCTTTGGCATACATGGCGCATTCCGGTCTAAAAGCATGAGCGCCGACTGCGATGCTGTCTCCGAGTATGATACAGTCCATTAGTCTCTCCTCTTGAATAGCCATCTAAAGAACGAAGCGATCAGCATATTCACCGAGTCGTTCGATCTAGACTTAGATCTTCTCTTAGTACTTAAGATCTTAGTCTTCTTCGGTCTCGGCGGCCAAGTACTTACTGTCTTCTTACTATAACCCATGTTGTTACGTTCTACGAGAGTACGTCTGACTCTTCCGTCGGGAAGCCAAGTCTCAGTCTTTCGAAAGTTCTTGTTTCCCTGAGAGTAAGAACGAGTACTGGTGCCCTTAGAAAGGTTATAGCTTACGGTCCTTCTCTGACCCGGCCCTACTCTAGTAGTGTTTCTTTTGATCCAGCTTCCCATGTTATTATATAGGAAGCTGGTGCGGAGTAGGAGACTCGAACTCCTACGATTTCTCGTCAGAACCTAAATCTGATGCGTCTACCAATTTCGCCAACTCCGCGAGGAAAGGGTGGGATTCGAACCCACGGTACCTGTTACAGCACTCCTGATTTCAAGTCAGGTGCATTAAGCCAGACTCTGCCACCTTTCCATATATGGTGCATCCTGCAGGACTCGAACCTGCGACCCACAGATTAGAAATCTGTTGCTCTAATCCGGCTGAGCTAAGGATGCTTGATATTTAGTGGTACCCAGCGACGGGATCGAACCGCCGACATTCACCGTGTAAAGGTGACGCTCTACCGCTGAGCTAGCTGGGCTTGATGATGGTAGACCCGACAGGACTCGAATCTGTGAATTGGTCCTAGGTGCAGGAATCGAACCTGCTCGGCCTTGCGGCGGACCGTTATGAGCGGCCAGTCTCCCCATTTGACACACCTAGGTTTAATTTCTTTTTAGTCCAAGCATCTCTTATAGCTTGTTTATGCGCCTCAGACTTTGGTTTTCTTTATTCTTAATCTGCTATCCAGTCAGACTTCCATGAATCAGTGCGGAGCTTGATAGCGGGTTCGTACTCTATGAACCCGAGCTCGTACGCGGCTGTCACGAATAACATGATCACGATCACTGCTTGAAGAGCGCACGCTCGCAATTCTCTCTCCGGAACTTATCCCATTCTTCAGCGATCAAGTGCTGCTTATACTCTGGGAGTAGCACGTTAGCTATAACTCTCTCGATAACTTCCCAGCTGGCCGACGGATTATCATAATTGATATCCTCGAAATCGTTAGTTAGATCGTCTTTACTATACATTGTAAAGAGTGGGCGGGACTCTCGCCCCGCCCGGCCCCTATTAGAACTTGAACGTCGTTCCGAAAGTCACTACGCTCGAAGAGATCGTAGCATTAGTCAGACCCTGGACGTAGCGATATCGCACGTCGAGATCGACGCCGGTCGTAAGATCGACGCGAGTACCGCCGCCGACGTTCCACACGCCCTGGTTGACTCCGCTGTTCTGCCACTGGTATCCCGCGCCAGCGAGAGCGTACGGCGTAAGCTTCGTGCCCGAGATCTTGTACTGAAGGATGCCGTTACCGGCGAGAGTATCAGTAGTCGAAGCTACCGGATTAAAGCCGTGATCGTAGTCGGCTTCGAGACGAACGTAGTCGTTAAGCTGCTTACCGACGTTCAAGCCGGCACTAGTACCAGAATTGAACGTAGCGCCCAGAGTCGGACCGGCGTACCAGCTCTTATCCTGAGCAGAAGCAGCCGAGCAGGTCGCGGCTGTTCCGACGAGAGCCAGAGCAGCGAGTAGTGTATTCTTAGTCATATAACTTCCTTTTGTTACGGCCTAGTTCATGAAGACTAGCGCGACTACTGCTGACCAGAAGAACATCGCGCTAGAAGAGTCGATCCTAAGCGAGGCCATCACTATAGAACCGACGAAGAGTATACTCGCTATAAGATGACGAGGCTTAAGCTCGAGCATCGATCACCGTCTGTAAGTAGTCTACGAACTGACCGACGGTCTTGATGTCGGTCTTGCTCAAGTCTTTTATGACAATATCGTACTTATCTTCGATATCCATCGTCAACTCGATGAGATCGAGAGAATCTAGATGATCCATGATGAGAGAGTCTTCGGTCGTCGACCTACCGCTCTCTTCCTCTATCATCTGAATTACTGTATCGTATATCTCTGTGCGTGTCGTCATGTTTCTCATTATATCCTGCAAGAGCGGCGTTGTACACTACTATTTTACTAGTAAATTCCTAGGGAAGGGAGCTTTATCGGTATCTTTATGTAGTATACTTGCACATTCGGAACGAACGTGTTTATTCTAGTCACGTTCGGTATTCGTACGGTCAGCTGTGTTACTCTGTAGGGTGTCATGATATGCTCGAGTACACGAACAGCTGGCCGTACGTTATGTTGTAAGAGACATTAGCCGGAGAAGTCACTATCATGTCGTAGTAGTAGATGGACTTAGGAGGTACGCCCCCGAGAGTATTGTCTACGAATATGTTAGCAGTGCGGGAGGCAGAGAGCTGTAGGTCGAGCATACCGGTATTATTGTCGTACGTTATCTCGCCGTTAGCGGTAGAGAGCTGCTCCGTGACTATCGATGATCCGTACTCTGGTCGAACTTGCATGATAGCAGTCCATCCTCCGGTAAGAGGGACGGGGTTGCTGTTAGCGTCCTGAAGCACTACCTTCAGCTGGAAAGTCTCTCCCTGCTGCATGTTAAGGTCGTTGCGATTCGATATCATAGTCTTCGTGCTCCGTTAGTGAGTCGCGGGGCGCTCCCGTGATCTATTTATGGAGCACGAGGTCGTCACGCTCCGGATAAGATCTCGTTAACGAGTATTCCCTCGAAGTCGAAGCTCATGACGTTATTGACGTTATGGATCAGAGTCTCCTTATCGGCTCTTATCTTGTCCATCAGGACGTCTCTTCTTCTCTTGTATCGAAGGACGTTCTTTATGATGACGTCTTGCCTCTCCGTGAAGTCGGCCAGCGCGTCGTAAGACTCGTCGAAGAGATGCTCGTACGTCTTGAACCCCCATCTCTTCAGCAGACTCAAGCAGAGAGGACCGCCGTTTATCATGAACGGCCGGCCGAGCATGAGACTCTTCAGCACTTTCTCGGTGACTACCGAGAAGTCTAGCATCCCGCTAGCCTCGTATCGAGTAGCGGTCTCTTGCACCAGGTCGTAGCAAGAAGCTTCCATGAATCGATGAGGAAAGTTTCCTCCTACGCCGTCGGCTCGAATGTACGGAGCAGCGCCGCCGACGTCGTCTAGCGTCATACGAGGCATGAGCGACACGTCCATGTCTGCAGCTACGGCCGCGGAGAACGGAGTCTTTCTCGCCTTGAGAGGATCGGAGGAGTAGGGCCTAGTGATTAAGTTAGAGACGTACCCGTCGTCGAGAAGGTCGTAAGCTCTAAGAGCGTGCATCATAGTCAGCCGATGATACTTCGGGTCGCGACTCAGAGCCATGAACTGCTTCTCTTTACGGCCGGTCAAGTACGCGTCTAAGATCCGGCCGACATCGATGCTTCCGTTCTTGGCTATCAGCTCTTCTCTAGCGAACAAGAAAAGAAGAGGAGAAGTCACGTACTTGATGTTCTTGAACTCTCCGTAAGCCTGCAAGTACTCCTTGTGCGGAGGAATCAGATCAGACATGAGAGAGAAGTATATCGGTACGTTAGGATAAGAGTGCACCGCCCTGAAGAGGTTCACTATCCCGACGTAGTGTACGAAGAACTCGAGACCGACGTTAGGATACATCTCTAAGTCTTGACAGAAGTAGAACCCCACGCCGTTCTCGGCGAAGCGTCGCTGCATGTCCCGAGAGACGAGCATGAAAAACTGCTGGATGTTCCAGTGCCAGTCGTTGAGCGGAACGAAGTAGAGGTACTTCTTGTTAGGATCAAAAGATCCTATGTCTTTATAGGCGACGAACTGCACTCGATCTGTGCAGAAAGCGCGGTAGTACGCCTTGTTCTGCTCGAAGAGATTGGGCTGCCAGTTATCAGATATAGACTTAAGCCGATCGGCTACCGTAACGATGTTTCCGGCAGAGTCGAAGCCGTCGACTATGAACACTATCTCTGGACTCGAAGCCATGATCACCCTCTAGCATGTTAAAGATAGAAGTATTTATTAGTCCCAGAGAGCGCTATAGTACTTGCCGAACAAGAGAAGACCCCTCTGTCGACGCTCGACCTCTTCGTCGGTAGACAAGCCGTCGTCCTCGACGATCGATCTATGAGCCCAGATCATCTCGTCTACTACCCAGTCCCAGCGATCGTGATGCAGCTCGTCGAGGTCCCACTCGTTCTCTAGAGGTGGAGCAGCAGCTCTTCTAAGGGACTCCGGGACGTCGACGTCGTCTACTACCGGAGAACCGTTCTTAATCTTCTTGTACTTCTCGAGGAGAGGAAGGACTATCATAGAGATAGTACTGTCTAGGTTCCACGTATCGTAGTAGTCTATACGAACTCTTACTCTACGACCGCCGCGCATCTCGTGCAGCTTATTCAGAGCGCTTCTTACCCACGTACTGTCTAAGCGTT